TAAAATTGAACATATAAAAGAAGAATTTAATGTTGATAGAGTTTGGGTAGCTCAATTCCATAATGGAGGACATTTTTATCCAACCGGCAAATCAATTGCTAAATTTTCTGTATTTTACGAAACAGTTAAAGTAGGAATTAATTCAATTCAAACTAATTTTCAAAATATACCAGTTAATTTATTTTCAAAATCAATTAATGAACTATTAGAAAATGATGTAATTGAAATACCTGACTTTAAAGATGACACAATTGCAACTCATGGATTAAAATACGTTGCAGAAGATACTGGATGTAAATCTGGATATTTATTTGCAATTAAATCAATAGATGGTAAATTTATTGGAACTCTAGGTTTAGATTACACTAAAAGAAAAACTAAATTAGATATGGAGTCTATAAACCATTTAGCAGTACACGCTTCGGCAATAGGCGGAGTGTTAATGACACATTTACAAAAATAATAAAAATAATATAATGGATCCTAAAATTTCAAAAGACTTAAAAAAGGCCACTGAAGAACTTCAGTCTAAGATGCTTGTAATGCAACAAGCTGAAGCTGATATGTTAACTCTTAAAACTGCATTTGTAAACGCTACAGATCCAGCTAAAAAAGAAAAACTAAAGCCAGCATTAATTGTAATGGCTAAAAAATTAAAAGCAGCAGAAGCAGAAGCTGATCAAGCAGATGCAATGTTTCATAAAGCATTGTCATTAGAACCGGAAGATATAGTTGATTTATTAGATCATAAAATTCAAGAGCATATTATTCGTGCTACTATTAGAAAGATTGTTAAAGAATCTTTAAATGAAGAAGTAGAAGAGCCAGTTTCATTACATGATGAAATTTCAAAATGGTTTACTTCTAATAAAACAAAATTGGAAAATTTAGTAGATGAAGATTCATGGGATGAGTTTTACGATTTAGGATTTGAGAAATTCCCAGATGCAGATCAAGATGATGTAGCGCAGGCAATGAATACTTGTGCAATAGCTGCTGATTGGTTTGAAAATGAAATTGAAGATTTCAGACAAACTGAAAAAGATTTAGAAATGATGGCATTCGGTGAAAAGAGTCAACAAAAAGGAATTAAAATGGGCGATTATGATAAGAAAATGAAAATGCCTAAAGAATCTTCGACTGAATTATATATTGAGTCGAAAAAAAAGATAACAAGGTAATTGAGGAATCTGAATATCGCGGAAGAAAAGTAAAATTAGGCAAACCATTTTATACTCCAGGAGGTCCTAGAAAGCGTGCAGTATATGTACGAAATGAAAAAGGAAATGTAGTAAAAGTAGGATTTGGGGAGCCAGGAATGAAAATTAAAAAGAACAATCCAGCTCGAAGAAAATCTTTTAGAGCAAGACATAATTGTGAAAATCCAGGACCTAGATGGAAAGCTAGATATTGGTCTTGCAAAGCATGGTAATGTATGAAACATTATATAATATATAAAGTAACAAATTTAATTAACGGTCGATATTACATCGGCCGGCATTCTACTAATAATTTAGATGACAATTACTTAGGTTCTGGTAAAGCTATTATAAACGCAGTAAAGAAATATGGAAAAGATACATTTAAAAAAGAAATTTTAGCAGAAGCTTTAAATGCACAGGATTTATGGGAACTAGAATCAAAAATAGTCAATGATTGTATAGTTAATGATCCAAATTCATATAATATGGCATTTGGTGGAAAGCATTATTTATATGGATTAAGAAAATATGATTATATGAAATTTATACAGCACCAATCCGATAGCGGTAAAAAAGGAGGTAAAGCTTCTATAGAAAAACATAAAACTGTATATATAAATAATGAATGGCATCGAAAAGGAGGATTAGCAGCGGGAATAAAACGACGTACTACGCCGAAATTCAAATACGAAATAATAACACCTAATAATGAAACGTACTTAGTTAATAAATCAGAATTAGTTAGTTTATGTAAAGAAAAGGGATGGAATTATAGTACTATAACATGGAATTTATCATACATACGAGAAAAGACAATTAAGCGTGGAAATTTGATAGGATATCAAATTAAAATGATTAATCAAATATAAAATAAAATGAAACAAGAATTAATCACAGAAGCCGCTAGATTACAAAAGTTAGCGGGCCTTTTAAAAGAAGACGAAGTAGATGATAAGTTAGAAGATTTATCAAAGGCATTTGCAACAGATTCAGTGCCTACCTATGTATCATTACTTCAGAAATATCAATCAGATCCTAAAGTAATGGCAGTGTTAAAAGCTGGATTAACGGATGGCATGCCAGAGGATGAAAAATTTTCTGTAGGCAGTGCTACATTAGCTGTTAAAGATCTTAAACCAACACAAAATGAAATTGGAGCTCAAGAAAGTTTAAAAAATATTTGCACTGACGAGTATGGGTCTTTAAAGTCTTTTTTACAAGGAAACGCAGATGTAGGAGGTCCTATTATTACATATAATGGCGAATACGTTTTAGACGGTCACCATAGATGGTCTCAGGTATATGCTGCAAACCCAGAAGCAAAAATGTCAGCTATTAACGTAACAGGAAAGTTAGCTGCTAAAGACATTTTAAAAGCTGTTCATGCTGCAATTGCAGTTGACGCTGGTCAAACAAAAACTATAGCTGCAAATTTAAAGGCAGGTAATTTATTAACGTATGGAGATGAAGACGTTAAAAAAATGGTTGAAGCTAATTTAACTGAGAAAGCTCGTGAAGTATGGACTGACTTTAAATATGATAGTGATGATAAAATTTTAAAGCGAATTCAAGACAATGTTAAAGTAATGCTATCTAAGTCTAAGCCAGAAAGTTGGGCGCCTAAAAGAGATTCAATGCCACAACCTGATGCAAGTGGCGCAAAAGATTGGGGAATAGCTATGAAAAAAGGAGAAGTAAATCTTATCAATCCCATAAAAACAGATGCTAAAGAATCTGTAAATAAAAGATTAGATACCATGCTTACCAATACAATTATCAAAGTTAAAAAATAATGATTAAATTAATAGATTTATTAAAAGAAGACGAAGCACCAAAGTGCCCTGTAGCTACTCAAAACGTTGAGGTTAATTTAGCACATCGTCAAATTGCTATTGACAAATATGGATATGGTCCATTGAATCCGAACAATCCAAATATTAAATTTTGGAAAGATAAAGCAGCTACTTGGAAATTAGATACCATGGAAGAAGCTAAAGATTCAAGATGTAATTCATGTGCTGCTTTTAATATTACTTCTAGAATTTTAAATTGTATTGAAGTTGGATTAGCATCTGGAGAAAAGTATGTAGCTCCTGAAGAGAAGCCAGTAGAGCAAGGACCAGAACAACAAATGGAAGCTGCTGAAGTTCCTTCATGGTTGCAACCAGAAGCTCCTGAAGCTGAGGCGGAATTAGATGATACTCAAGGAGCTGAAAAAGACGCTTGGGATACTATAGAAGCTGGAAAATTAGGATATTGCACAATGCACAAATTTAAGTGTGCAGGCTCAAGAACATGTAATGCTTGGATTGTAGGCGGTCCTGTAAAAGATAAATAATTTATGTTAATTACCACAGTTTTAGAAGCTCAAATTCTAGCTGCATTTCAAAAAATGACAACTGGAGAAACTGATTTAGCAACTGCACAGCGAACTCTTGCAAAAGATTTAGCAACTGCAATAGATGCTTATATTAAAACAGCATCAGTAATCATACCTCCAGGCCAATCAGTAACCGGCGTAGCAGGTCCAGCACCAGTAGTTGCAACCACAGTATCCCCGTCAGCTCCGGCAATAATCACCTAATATTTACTACCCTTATATTTATATTATATAAAAGGTAGACTATGACATTTATTAAAAAGAATTTTTCTTACATTATAATCATTGTACTCGCTGCAGTGATTTTTTTACAACGTTCTTGCTCAACCACTACAAAAGATGGTAAAGAAATTTTAAAAATTGATGGAAAGAAATATGAAGTACTTAAACGTGAAATTGATACTGTAAAAGTAACAGTTAATCACAATGTTTATAAACAAGGAAAAGACATTTATCGAGATGTTCCGGTATATATTCAAATTCCAGCAAATGCAGATACTGCAGCTATTATCAAAGAATATTTTGCAATGCACGTTTATAAAGATACATTAAACTTAAAAGATAGTTTAGGATATGTTTCTGTAATAGACAGCATTACTAAAAATGGGTTAGTTGGTAGACAATGGAATGCACAAATAATTAAAACTGTAATTAACAATACAACATATTTAAAAGAATTACCTAGAACTCAATTATATTTAGGAGGTTCATTAGGAATTCAAAAACCTAGTTACACTACAATAGGATTTAATGCAATATTAAAAACTAAAAAAGACCATATGTATGGGCTTGGAATTGGAACAAATTCTGAATTAAATACATATATCCAAGGTTCTATGCTTTGGAAGATTTCACTTAAAAAATAAGTTATGAGTCAACAATCCTTAAAGGATATTATACGAGAAGAATATAAGAAATGTTTACAGGATCCGGTTCACTTTATGAAAAAGTATTGCCAGATCCAACATCCTCAAAAAGGTAAAATTCCATTTCATTTATATCCATTTCAAGAGACCGCATTAAGAGACCTGCGAGACAATGATTATAACATCATATTAAAATCCAGGCAACTAGGCATCTCTACATTAAGTGCAGGCTATGCACTATGGCTTATGACATTCTTCGGGGATAAAAATATCCTAGTAATTGCAACAAAACAAGAGGTTGCAAAAAATCTAGTATTAAAGGTAAAAGTCATGTATGAAAATTTACCTTCATGGCTTAAATTACCAGCAGCAGAAGATAATAAATTATCACTCAGATTAAATAATGGATCTCAAATCAAAGCAACTTCTTCATCAGGTGACTCAGGTCGTTCGGAAGCATTGTCTTTATTGATTATAGATGAGGCTGCGTTTATTTCCAATGTAGAAGAAATTTGGATATCAGCACAACAAACACTAGCAACAGGAGGTGGTGCTATTATATTATCAACTCCTAATGGTACTGGTAATTTTTTCCATAAAACATGGGTAGGTGCTGAAGAGAAAAGAAATAGATTTAATACTATTAGATTGCATTGGTCAGTACATCCTGACAGAAATCAAATTTGGAGAGATAAACAAGATGAACTATTAGGACCTAAAGGAGCAGCTCAAGAATGTGATTGTGACTTTATTTCTTCTGGTCATACTGTAATTGATGGTGCTTTATTACAATGGTATAATCAAACTACAATACAAGAACCTATAGAAAAAAGAGACTCTGAAAATTTATGGATTTGGGAGAAACCAGACTATTCTCGAGACTATATTGTAGTAGCGGACGTTGCTCGTGGAGATGGAGCTGACTATTCAG